GACGCCGTAGGCGGCCTCGATCACGACGGCCTTCTCCACCGGCACCCAGCCTCTGCGCTTCCACGCGTAGACCGCCTGATGCGACACGCCCATGCTCTTGGCGAAGCGGACGATGCCGCCGCCCTTGCTGATGGCGAGGTTGATGGCGTCAATTCGATTGGTCATGCGTCTTCCAGTTTGTTGATCTCGTGACGGAAGCGCTCATCCCGGATGCCCCAGATGTGCGTCTCCTGCATGTATTGCGACTTGAGCTTGACCAGCCGTGCGTTGACGGCGTCCAGCTCGGCCTGCAGCCGATCGCGCTGGGCGAAGGCCTCGCGTGCCTCGGCGATCATTTCCGCACCCCCTTCGGGCCGAGGCGGCCGGTCTTCGGGTCGCGGAAGTGCGCCTGCTTGAGGGTGTCCTCCAGACGCTCGATCTTGGAGCGCAGGACGCGGATGACGAGGCCGTCCGTCGCGGAGTTGGACGCCTTGCGCTCGGTCTCGCCGAGCTTGACGTACAGGGCCTCGATCTCGCGCTTCTGACTGGCGGCGAGCCAGCGGGCCTCGCGCAGCGCGCCCCAAGGGTTGAGGATATCGCAGATGCTCATGTCGGTCTCTCCGTTTGCTGATGGGCCGTCTGTGTGGCAGATGCAATCGCCGATTGCAATAGACATTTTTAATTAACAATTTTTGTGCTAAGGGCGCGAGCGAGCCTTGCACAGAGGGACGCTTATGGCCGCGCGCAAAGACACGATCCCCGACGAAGTTTTGATAGACGCATGGGAGCGTTGCAACTTCTCCCCGGCCGCCGTGGCCCGAGAGCTCGGCACCTCCGAGCGCAACATCTACGCCCGGCGCAACGCCCTGACCGCCAAGGGCATCGATCTGCCCACCGTCAAGGCGTCCACGTCCCCCATCAGCCGGTCAACGTACAAAAAGGTGATCAACTGCGAGATGCGCGACGGCGTCGTCGTGGTCGGATCCGACGCGCACATCTGGCCCGGCCCCGACACCACGGCCCTCAAGGCCCTGCTGCTGGTGACCGCCGACCTCGGCAAGGCCGTGCGTATGCTCATCGCCAACGGCGACTGGCTGGACGGCGCGAGCACCAACCGGCACGACCCGTTCGGCTGGCAGCACCGGCCGACAGTCAAGGAGGAGCTGGACTGCGTCACGGACGCACTGCACCGCTGGCGCATGGCGGCCAAGCCGGCGCGCACGGGCGTGCGGTCGATCTACACGGTCGGCAACCACGAACTCAATTTCGAGCGCCGCCTCGCGACGCAGGTGCCGATGTTCGAGGGGCTGCCGGGCATGCGCCTCGCCGAGCACTTCCCAGAATGGGACTTGACGTGGTCGTGCTGGCTCAACCGCGCCAGCAAACACCCGGTCATGGTCAAGCACCGGCAGGCCAACGGCGTGCATAGCGCCTACAACAACACGCTGAAGAGCGGCGTCAGCATGCTGACCGGCCACACGCACATCCTTGAGGTCAAGCCGTGGGGCGACTATCGCGGCCGCCGGTGGGGCGTGCAGACCGGCTGTCTGGCCGAGCCTACCGGCCCCCAGTTCGAGTATGCGGAGAACGGCTACAGCCCGGCCTGCGCCGGCTTCGCCGTGCTCACCTTCAAGGACGGGCGGCTGCTGCCGCCAGAGATCTGCGAGGTGATCGAGGGTCGCGCGATGTGGCGCGGGCAGGTGGTCGTGGACGACCACGCAGACTATCTGGCTGAGCAGGAGGTATCATGAAGAAGGCGCAAGAGGCGTTGGAGAAGCTGCACGTCGCGCTGGAGGCGCGGGACGTGGCCGTGGGCCGCGCCGTCGAGGCTGTCTACGCCCAGTTCGCGTCGATCATCGCCCGGCGCGAGCGGGAGTATGATGACGCCCTGCGCGCCGCTAAGGGACAGGAATAAACGCCTCGATCGGGATCAGCACCACGCGCTCGATGTCGCGGCTGTCGCCCCGGTCTGAGCGGCCGCCGGTGGTGACGGTGTGCTCGACGGGGAGCTGCACGACGCCCAGTTGATCCGTCCACTGCACCGCCAGCAGGGCGTTGGCGTTGACCGCGCAGAGCGCGTTGTACTTGGCCTCGCTCAGCAGGTACGTGTCGTAGCGGGCACGCGTGTTGCGGCGCACCTTGATCTCGACGACGCAGGGGCGGTGCGTGAAGCGGAAGACGGCGTCGTATGGCGCGAAGCGGTCTTGCGGCGCGGTGGCCGTCAGGCCGAAGGCGCGCTCCAGCTTGGCCACGACGCTGGCCTGATTGCTGCGATCGGCGTCGCTCTCGTAGATGGGTCTAGTCATGGCTGCACCCTCCCGGCGGTGGACATCAGGTGCAAGATCCTATTGCCGCCGCCCCTGTCCTCGTACACCTCGACGCGCGCCCTGCCGTCTTGAGCATAGATGCGGTGGTAGTGGCCAGCCTCGCGCATGGCGTCGTCAAGGTTGGTGCATTGGCCGCCCGCGATAGGCGGCTGCTGGCCCGGTGGCTGCGTCACCTCGAAGGTGTAGCGGCCTGCGACTGTGGTCATGCCGGTTGCCCCTGTCTCAGGTTGACGCGGCCCCTCGCCCGGCCGTTGGCGCGGGCAGCCTCGTAGACGGTCGGTCTGTGCGCCTTGAGCGCCGCCGTGCAGCGCGCCACTGAGCCCCAGCCGAGGTCGTGGGCCAGCTCGCTGAGCGTCCGGTTGCCGATGTCGTAACCGTTCTGCGGCAGCAGCGGCGTGGTGCCCGGCGGCCGTGGCGGGTTGTGGGTGCGGCGGGGTGGCGCGTCAGCCTCCTGTGCGGCGCGCTGGGCGGCCTGCACCTGCGTCTGGTAGGACGCCTGCCGCACCTGCGCCAGCAGCCGCTCAGTGACCTGCACAGGCTCGCGGCGGCCGTCGGCAAAGAGCCAGTAGAAGCGACGATTGTGGATGATGGGTCTGCGTGTCATGCGTCATCCTCTTCGGGATCGTGGCCGTACCGCTCGCGATAGACCTTCAAACCGAACAGCAGAAACTGCGTGAGGTCGGGCGGCTCTTCATTGCGCTCATCAAAGAACTCGGCGTAGGGAATGCGATAGGTGTAATGTTCGCCGTCGTCGGCGAAGGCGTCCTCAAGGAAGACGACGATGTGGCCGTCCATGAGATAGATTTCGAGGCGCTGCTTACGCAGCCACCGCGAGACGGCTTTGTTGATGAGCGTCTCAACACTATCGAGATCAAAGTGGAAATCGATGTCGCCCTTAGTCGTCTTGGGATCGGGATCAACGTATGTCATAGCTCAGTGCTCCTTTACCAGTCGGTGTCCTCAAGATCTTGCGGGGTGGTGGGCGGCCGCCGGACGATGATCCAGACGGCCGTGGCGACGAGGGCGAGGATGGCTATAGCCAGCCAGTTGTCGCCCGTCACCGGCTTGCTGGCTCCAGTGCCCAGACGTGCGCGCAGCGCTCGCCTGCGGGCGTGTCCACCAGCAGCATCTGGCGCTCCTGACAGTAGGCCAAGGCGCGCTGGTGGGCCTTCTCCTCCCATGCGGATGCCCACAGCAGCAGGCCGACGCAGGTAAGGAGAAGACAGGTTAAGCCGATCAGTGCGCGGTCAATCATTGGTGTTCTCCTGTTGCAGAGGCGATGAGATCTGTCACGGCCGTCAGCAGCCACATGGCCTCGTTCGCCTCGGGCTGGCCGTCGTCGCCGTCGATCACGTCGGCGTAACGGTCGAGGTAGTCGGCGACCTCCTGCAGCATGGCGAGCATGTCGGGGGCTGCGGCGATCAGGCGGGCGTTGGCCTGCTGCTCCTCGATCGGGGGCGCAAGGTGCCCCTGCCCGAACAGGTCAGGGTTGGTGCTGCAGATGTCAGCGTGGTCGTCGTCGTCCACCTCTACCATGCGGCAGACGGCGAACCATGGGCCGGGTGTGTGCTTCATTTGATCTGCTCCTTGATGAGGACGGCCTCGGCGACGATTTCGGTCGCGATGGCCGTGATCGCCGCGAGGCGGTCGTAGTGCGCCTGCCGATCGGCCACGCACTGGTCGTTGTCGCCGGGGTAGTCCCGGCCGTTGGGCGTCACCTGCTGCAGCGCCTTGATGGCGGCCTGCAGGGCGTCGTAGGCGGCGATGCGCGGGTGGGTGAGGTCGGTCAGGCTGCTGCCGTTGATGTTGAGGGTGGGGCGGATCATGTCAGTAGCCCTCCGCCTGCAGCTCACGCTTCACGGCGTTGAGGGCGTAGACCTCGGACAGGCTGCGGAGCAGCAGGGTCTTGTCGCCGGAGTGGTCGAAGAAGGCGCGGGCGGTCATGACGCGGTCAACGGCCGCGAGTAGGTGGCGGTGCACGATACGCACCTGCCGGCCCTTGAGGCGCTTGAAGCTGCGGTGGGCCTTGTCGGCGTCGATGTTGCGGTAGGCTGTCATGTCGGTGTCTCCTGTTGCTGATGGGGTCAGGCGAACTTGAACGCCATCGCGTCAACGAAGTCCCAGTAGCGCGCTGAGACCGAGCGGGCGATGTCCGAGGCTTCGCCGTGGGCGTCTGCCACAACGATGGCGGTGTGGCGCATGTCGCGGGCGATCGCCTTCGCTTCGGCCAGCGTGGCCACGTCAGCGAGGATGGTTTCGGCGGTGATGGCGGGGAAGCTGATGGTCATTGGGTGTCTCCGGTTGGTCGTTGCTGATGACCTCTTCTCTCATAACCAACGTGAGGTTGCAACACCTAATTTGCAGCATTTGTAATTTTTTTCATCCCCCTGCAGCATGCAGCATTAGCAGCATGATGCGTCATGCTGCAAATGGTGCAGGTCGGGTAATGCAGCATTTATGCAGCAGCAAGGGGAGACACCCCCTTAGGGGTGGCCCCCACTGCTGCAAATGCTGCACCGAGCAGATGCTGTGCTGCGCTGCAAATTTCCGTGGTGTGGTGACCAGCTCCGGAAGCTGAAGATGCAGCATGATGCGTCGTGCTGCAGATGCTGCAGCGCCTCGTGCTGCACCTCGTAAAATATCGCTTGCAACGGTACGTTGCATGTGAGATGGAGGGTCAGCAACCACAGGAGACGACAGATGCAGAATGTTCCCGGCCCGTATTACCTAAAGGAAAGCCTCAAGGGCGAATGGTGGGCGTGTGGTTACAACGGCAAAATCGTGCGGCGCTTTCCTGCTGACCAGTTTGCCGCCGCAGACGAATATGTGACCCGGCTTGTGCATGAGTGGAGGGGCGCATGACCCGTCACGTTGGGGCGGTGTTCTGGAGGCAGACGGGGAATGGCGAACGACTGCCCGCTGCGTTTACGGCTATTGGCTGTTGCCCGCCTAACCGTAGCAGGGGGCGGCCACAGTGCCGCCCCTTGTCGTTCGGCCGGCCGGGTGTTATTTCCGTGCAGGAAGGAGCGACCCTGATGCCGTACCCGTCGAAGAAGAAGCCCGAGCTGATCGAGCAGGTGCTGACGCGCATCGCGCACGGCGAGACGCTGGCGGCGCTCGGCCGTGAGCTGGATTTCCATCCGGTGAACTGGGGCAAATGGGTCGCCGCAGACGAAGCGTTGGCGGTCGCGTACGCGCAGGCGCGGGACGTGGGTACTGACGCCCTCGCCGAGCAGGCCCTCGCCCTGATCGACGAAGAGCCGGCGCGCGTCGAGGGTCGTGTCGATCCGGGCCACGTCGCGTGGAAACGGGCGCAGGTGGACACGCGCCTCAAGCTGCTGGCGTGCTGGAACCCGAAGAAGTACGGCAGCAAGCAGCAGACCGAGCTGACCGGCCCGGACGGCGGCGCGATCAAGACCGAGGCGGTGGGCGCCGCGCCCGACGCCATGCGCGAGCTGACCGAGGTGCTGCTCAAGCAGGCCGCCGATCGGGCCAAGTGACAGCCGCTGCCATCCTCCAGACGCTGACGCCCCAGCAGCAGGCCTTCGCCCTGTGGCAGAACCGCTGGGCGCAGACGGCGCGCGCCAACCAGATCCCCGAGCTGGTGTCTCCGGGCGGTTTCGTGGAGATGGGCTACCTCGCCGGGCGCGGCTTCGGCAAGACGCGCGTTGGCGCCGAGTGGCTGGGTCGCGCGACCTACCTCGACGCCGCCGGCTTCGACGCGGCCGTGATAGCGCCCACCTATCAGGACGTGAAGTTCACCTGCTTCGAGGGCGAGAGCGGCCTGCTGTCCGTCATCCCGCCAGAGCTGGTAAAAAATTACAACAAGACCGACCTCGTGATCGAGATGTACAACGTCACCGGCGGCGTCTCATCGATCCGTGGCTTCACCGCAGAAAAGCCCGAGCGGCTGCGCGGGCCGCAGCACACGCGCATCTGGTGCGATGAGCTGGCGGCGTGGATGTACGACGACGTGTGGGACATGGCGATGATGGGCCTGCGTCTCGGCCCGCGTCCGCAGGCGCTATGGACGACGACGCCCAAGCCTAAGGAGCTGGTGCGCAAGCTCGTGGCCAAGAAGCCGGGGCGCGTGATCGTCGCCGGCTCGACCTACGACAACCGCGCCAACCTGCCCGACAGCTTCTTCGACCAGTTGGCGGTCTACGAGAACACGACGCTCGGCCGTCAAGAGCTACACGGCGAGCTCTTGGATCCAGAGGAGAGCGGTATCGTCAAGCGCTCACAGTTCCGCCTGTGGCCGCACGACAAGCCGCTGCCGCGCTTCGACCTCGTGGTCATGTCGCTCGACACGGCCTTCACCGAGAAGACCATGGACAAGCGCAGCGGCGACCCAGACCCGACGGCGTGCAGCGTGTGGGGCGTGTTCTTCCACGAGAAGCGCAACAACGTGATGTTGTTGGACTGCTGGGAGGAGCACCTCGGCCTCCCGGATCTGATCCGCAAGGTGAAGAAGGAGCTGAACGTGTCGTACGGCGACGATGACGACGCTGCCGTGATCAAGCCCCTGTTCGGCAGCAGCAAGCCGCTCACCTCCGGCCGCAAGCCCGACATCCTGTTGATCGAAGACAAGGGCAGCGGCATCAGCCTGCGCCAGATGCTCGAGCGCGAGGGCATCGAGGCCTATGCCTACAACCCCGGCCGCGCCGACAAGCTGACCCGCCTGCACATCGTGAGCCCGATCTTCGCACGCAAGATGGTCTGGCTGCCCGAGAGCAGCAAACACCCCGGCCGGCCGCGCAACTGGGTCGATCCGCTGCTGCACCAACTGTGCTCGTACACCGGGCCCGGCAGCATCAAGCACGACGACTACGTGGACAGTACTTCGCAGGCGCTCAGGCTGATGATGGACAAACGCCTACTGGATGCTGTACAAGCCAAAAAAGATGAACCTGTTGGGCCTCCGCCCAAGCCGGTTGCCAATCCGTACGCTGCATAGGAGCGGGCATGGAAGACGATGACGATCTGCCCGAGACCGAAGTGGTCGATCTGGGCGAGGCCGACGACGAGGACGTGATCGACACGCCCGACGGCGGTGCCATCGTCCGGCTGGATGACGATGACGACATGGAGCCTCGCTCCGACGACTTCCTCGCCAACCTCGCCGAGGAGATGCCCGAGAGCGAGCTGCAGACGCTGGCGCAGTCGTACCTCGACCTGATCGGCAAAGACAAGGAGGCGCGCAAGAAGCGCGACGAGCAGTACGAGGAGGGCCTGCGCCGCACCGGTCTGGGCGACGACGCGCCCGGCGGCGCGCAGTTCAACGGCGCGACCAAAGTCGTCCACCCGATGCTGACCGAGGCCTGCGTGGACTTCGCCGCCCGCGCCATCAAGGAGCTGTTCCCGCCGCAGGGGCCGGTCAAGGACATGATCCCCGGCGAGGTGACGGCCGACAAGGTCAAGAAGGCCAAGCGCAAGACGACGTTCATGAACTGGCAGCTCACCGTCCAGTCCAGCGAGTTCCGCGCCGAGCTGGAGCAGTTGCTCACTCAGGTGCCCCTTGGTGGGGCTCAATACATGAAGGTCACGTGGAAGGAAGACCGCAACCGGCCGGAGTTCCTGTTCGTCGCGATCGACGACCTGTACCTGCCGTTTGCTGCAACCAACTTCTACACCGCGCAGCGCAAGACGCACGTGCAGTATCTTACGGCCGTGGACTACCAGCGCCGCGTCAAGAGCGGCATGTACCGCGACGTGGATCTCGGCCCGGTCAGCATGGAGCCCGAGTACAGCGTCGCCGAGAAGGCGAACAACAAGATCGAGGGCCGCGAGGAGACCAGCTACAACGAGGATGGCCTCCGCACCGTCTACGAGGTGTACACCATCGCCGCGATCGAGGACGACGAGGCGCTGCCGTACATCATCAGCATCGACAAGCCGTCGGGCAAGGTGCTCAGCATCTACCGCAACTGGGACGAGCTGGACGAGGCGCAGGAAGAGCTGCAGTGGTTCGTCGAGTTCCCCTTCGTGCCGTGGCGCGGCGCGTACCCGATCGGCCTGCCGCACATGG